TTAACATAACACATATAATGCGCACTGTAATGGTGATTCCTGTGGACTTGCAATCACTAGAGCCAATCCGGCACAAGCCATTGAAATACCTGATAATCCAAGCCCATTAAACTTTTTTGCAATTCCTTCCCATACTGCTTTTATCTGCGGATTATCATTGCGATCAGCGTGACAACCCAACAATGCAATCTCAGGGTCTAAACCTGATTGCTCCGCAAGAAAAATTGCTTGTGTATCAGTCATATAACGCTTTCCTTTGCGGAAATCACTGATTCTTTGCGGCGGCACATTCATATCCGCTGCAATTTGTTTGTCTTGTACGTAACTTTGAGCCTTTTTGTAGGCATCTAATAGTTTGTTCTGATACATACCGCTTCCTCCGTTTCCGTCAGTTTAGCTTATCAATCACCATTTTTGGTGTCTTGCGCTAACCAATTTTGGTGATTACGCTAATAACCAAAATTGGTTATTCAATCAGTATCAGACCGCCTAGCTCTGGGCGTTTGCCCTTGACGCTTTCGCGCTTGGCTTTGGCGGTCGCTCTCTCAACTAGTCAAGGTGGTTGATTATGGAACGCGACAAAACACTTGAACTGTTATGTATGTTAGCTGGGCTACTAGCTATCGCGTTTGTTTTCTATGGTCGCGCGAATTTCGATGCTCCTGCGAGCACTTATGCTCAAGTTCGACTCTGGATTGAAAAAGAGCCATCCGCTATTCCAATGCTTAATGGGTTCATGGCTGACGGCAAGCTTACACAAAACGAAGTAGATGAACTTCGTGTTTACGTTGAAGACGCACCAAAACGCGCTCTTATTTCAAAAACGGTTGAGGCTCAATAATGCGTGAACTTGTTATTGATTTGGCATCAGGCAAACAGGAATGGATTGATTTTGTTCCTGTCCATTCTTGGGCTTCATGTGAACACATTCCTGACAACTTATTCGACCATCGTTTTGAGTACGTCGACCACAGATTCACAACGCCTGAGGATTTCATTCCGTCGGCTGTGAAATCGGCAATGAGTGCGTCAATCTACTCACGCGACCTGTCAGATTTTATTGAGCGCCCTACTTCTAACCCTTGTTTGGATTTGCCGAAATCATTACACCGTAACGGCGACTTCGCTCGACACATGACACGCGCTTACACCGATATCCTGAAAACACGTAACGCGTTGGAAGCCGTTCACGCAGTTAACGAGGCTCACAACCGTTTGACTGAGCACGGCTACAGCTACGCGATGTCAGATGAGCAAATTACCAATCTAGCTAAGCGCAAATCACGCGACTTTTCTCGTGTGTTAAGTGCAATTCCGCTTGAAGAATCACAAGCACGTTTTGATAAAGCGTGTCAGCTTCTCGATTCATTAGGCTTGGCATTCTCACCTGAGCAAATTCAATACGCAGAAAACAACTGTGAACTTTTCGCTTTGGTGAACCGTGCGCTTGATGAGCATTGGCTTGTTCGTCAACTGCGCCGTAAATGTGCTTACGAGGTTGAATGTGTTGCGCGTGATTTAGCGCTTGTTCAACGCCGTAAGCAAGTTTATTGCTCGGATTTCTCTCTAAGCCGTCAACGTGATCGCAATACGTCTAACCGTATCGCCCTAGAAAACACGATTGCTTACGATGAGGCTGACCCGTCTAACTACTTCACACTCAGTGAGCTATCCGCTAAGTCGGTTTCTAACGCTGAGATTCGCCGCGCTGAAATGTTTGTTCGTCTTCGTGGCTTTGAGGAAATCGCTCAAGAATCGAATCACGATGCGGTGTTCTTCACGGTAACAGCTCCGTCTCGTTTTCACTCTGTTTCTAAGGGTGACATCAACCCTAAATGGCTTGAGGCTGGAAAGCCTGATGCGAAAGCAGCTCACGCTTACCTCATGGGCATTTGGGCGAGTCTTCGTAAGTCGATTGATAAAAGCAAAATCAAGGTTTACGGGATGCGCATTGTTGAGCCTCACCAAGACGGCACGCCACATCACCACTTGTTGCTGTTCATGGAAAAATCCGCACGCAAATTTGTGACGTCTGAGTTTCGTCGTCTTGCTATGGCTGACTCGCCAGACGAAAAAGGCGCAAAGAAAGCCCGTTTCAAAGCGGAGGTTATCGACTGGTCTCAAGGTTCAGCCGTTGGCTATGTCGCTAAATACCTGAGTAAAAACATCGACGGTCAACACATTGATTCTGACAAAGGTTCGTCTTTGTCTGGCTCGGATGCGGCGGAACGTGTCGTGACTTGGGCGCGTGTGAATCAAATTCGTCAATTTCAATTTATTGGTGGTCCATCTGTCACGGTATGGCGTGAGCTTCGTCGTCTTCGTGATGAATTCAAAGAGGACGATGCTTTGTTTACAGATTTATCTCAAGACGAACACTTTCTATTAGAAAAGGTTCGCCGCTCTGCTGATGAGGGCGACTGGAAAGCGTTTTGTTACGCAATGGGCGGTGTGTTCGTTAAGCGCAAAGACCAACCAGTAAAAGCGGAATATTCCGTTTCAACCTCTATCGAAAAATTGATTGCTTCGGGCGGTGAATACTCATCAACTCGTTACGGCGATATGGCTCAAGCGCGTTTGAATGGCTTGATGTTCCATAAGATTTTTATCGCGACTCGCTTCCGTACTTGGAAGACCGAGAACAAACAACAATTCATCCGTGCTCAACAAGGGATCATGTCTAACGTGGTCGATTACTTCGACGCGCTAGAACGTGAAAAAGAGTACGAGCGTATGTATGACGACCTTTACGAGCAATACGAAAAACACCTAGCGCTCTATGACGAAATGGAAGCGCTGTTGCTCACCGACCCTCAGGAAATTAATGCGTCGTGTTGGGTGGGCGCAGCCCCGCCCGACATGATGCATTAATTTCCCTTGGACTTGTGTCAATAACTGTCATTTCAATTTTCAACTAACCAACAACGTAAAAATAAGGGCAAAACACTATGAGAATGGAAGGTTTAATTCTAGATGTTTCGGACATCGTTCAAGAAACCAAAACAGACCGTAACGGCGAACAAAAGCAAAACGGCAAGCTGCGTCTCATCACGACCAACCCAACGGACACTATTGAAGTACGTGTCTCTCCTGAGCTTTGGGAAAACGGCAAGGCTGGCGAACTGCTCAAGCGCTGTGTGGGTAATCGCATGATGTTTGATGTGGAACACAAGAAATTCAGCTTTGGTAACGATGAGGGTAAACACGTTTCTATCGACGGTTTCCACCTCTACGCCCTACCCCAACTTAACGAAAAGTAAGGGCTAAATCATGACCGAGACGCAATTTGCAGAGCTAATGGCTCGACTCGATAACTTTCAGTTGATGGTGTTCTTAGGCATTTGCTTCTTGTTAGTTGCGCTCGGTTGGATGGTCGGAGGGCAAAGATAAATGCTGTCAACAGAGTTCATGCTCGGCTGTTTTGGAACAGCATTTATCCTTGGCTTCTCGATTGGTTTCCACATTCTGGGATTCAAGAAAGCGGCTGAGGTTTCAACTTCTTCATAAACCATAACATAGGAAATAAGACTATGGAAAAGCAAAACAAAGTACGCACAGCAATGGCTAAGGCTGGCGCAGTAGTAACAGCAAAACGTGCGGCATTTGGTGGTGCACTTCTTATGGCGGCATCTGGTGCACATGCAGCATTGCCGGAACAGGCAGCGCAAGCCTTTACTAGTTTAGGGACTTTCGTTACCGACATGCTCACCTCAACTTGGGGCATCGCTGTTCCACTAACGGTTGGTTTCATCGGCATCAAGCTATTCAAGAAAGGTGCAAACAAAGCAACGTAATTCTAACGACTGCTTTATACACCCATTGGTCAACGCCTCCGAATGGGGGCGTTATTTTTCACGAGGAAGATTTACAAATGAACATTAAACAAAGCATAACGTCACTGATTATTTTACTGGGTGTTTTGTTTAGTGCTTTTAGTGTAAGTGCCGCTCAACCAACGTATAAGGTTTCAGACGTTTCAGCTTATCCCGATTGTAAGTTGCTGTTGGGTATGAGAGTTAACCCTGCCTCTTATGTCTCTTGTTATGAAAACAAGTTTGTTAACTACAAGGATTTTTCTACTAAGTCCTGCTATTTGAGGCATGGTAAATACGTTGTAGATATCATGTGTCACACAACCAGTGCTTCTTGGCCTCTTTATCGTGCAGCTGGATTCTTGCAAAATTCGGCTCAATGTCCGCCTGACCATGAAAAGATAGAAGACGGGTACGTCGTATCTTGCGAACCCATCGTTCCTGCATGTGAGTTTGGCGAAAACCCTGACGGTACATGTATGGATGCCTGTCAGTTCAAACAGTCCATTAATGACACTCAATCACTTCATTGGTCGGCTTACGTTTACGGTGAACAAGTAACAGGGGCGTGTTTTGGCGATTTTGGTGCAACACGTTGTGAGGTCGAGCGTATCCCTAATGACAGTACGCTTTGTACTGATGTCGATTCGGGCGAATTTACCCAAAACACGCGATGTCACGGTAAGTTTCAATTCACAGGTAAGCAGTGTGATGGTGGTACGCTGTTTTGGGGTAAAGATGGCCCTGACACCCCTATTATTCCCGATGATCCAATTCACGACCCTGACGACCCAACGGGCGACATCGAAGACCCTAGCGTACTTCCTGACGACTCGACCAATACGGTTAATCCACCGAATACGGGGGATGTGCCAGATGTCGAAGACCCTGACACAGATGAATCTACCGATAAGGGCGTAGTCAACGCGATTAAAGGGCTTAACTCAGATGTGAACAAGGCGCTTCACGCGCTAAACGTCGACCTCAATCAATCGAGCGCTGATATTCAAAACCAAATCATTGCGCTCAATGCGTCGATGGTGACTAACACCCAAGCGATTCAAAAGCAGCAAATCAACGACAACAAGATTTACGAAAACACTAAGGCGCTGATTCAGCAAGCTAACGGTGACATCACGACGGCGGTCAATCGAAACACCAATTCTGTTGGTGAGGTGGTAAAGGGACTCGATGATTTGCAAACCACTAACGCTGATGGATTTGCAGAGCTATCGGATAAACTCGACGACCTCAAGCCTTGTGAGCCTACCGAGGAAAACAACTATTGTGAAAACCCTCATGGTTTAGGTTCGGATTATGTCGGTGATGTACTGACTCAAGCGGATAAAGCCGTGTCCGGTGCGATGAATTCCTATGAAAAGACCGTGACCGATGCGGCTAACGATTTGATTGAGAAGAATCTGACGGCGGAGTCTGAGGGGCATATTAATGCTATATCGGATTCGTTTTTGAGTGTGTTACCTAAGCCTACGCCCTGCATGAATCTATCCTTGCCTACGCTTGGCGGTGGTCGCGCTTCTATCTCTTGTGAGTTTTCGCAGAAACTCAAAATGATCATCTCAATTCTGATTTACATCTACACAATTAAGACGCTTGTTGAAATCCTGCTGACTGAGGTCACGCCTTTACCAAGTAACAAGCCAGGTTCGGGGAGATATTACTAATGATTCAGCTATTACCAATTGTCAGCACCATTGGGACGGCGTTGCGCCTCCCTGCTCTGGTTGCCTTTATCTCTCAGATAGCGACCACGTTATTTGGTTGGTTCTTCATTGCGAAAGCACGAAACGTCACGATTAACTTGGTCATTTTAACGCTGCTAATCGGTTTGACCGTCACCCTCACCTTGGCGATTTACACCCTTGCAATGGGTCTGTCTTATGTTGCACCTCCAATGTGGTCACAAGCGGCGGGTATGTTCATCCCTAATAACGCCGTGCCTTGTGTGAGTGCGATTTACTCTGCGCGTCTGCTGCGTTGGGTGTGGGAATGGAAGTTTTACGCGATTGTGAGGGCGGCGTAATGGCATCGGTCTACTTTGTCACGGGTAAGCTCGGCTCAGGTAAAACACTAACGGCAGTCGGTAAGATTCGTGAGGCGTTTATGCGTGGTGTGCCTGTGGCGACAAACCTCGATATCAACTTGAAAGAAATGCTTGGACGCAACAAGCGCAACACTCGCCTTTACCGTCTGCCGGACAAGCCTCAGGTAGAAGATTTGATGGTGATTGGCTCGGCAAACAAAAGCTATGACACCAAAAAAGACGGTTTGATTGTACTTGATGAGTGCGGAACGTGGTTTAACTCGCGCACGTGGAACGACAAGAATCGACAAAAGTTAATTGATCACCTTTTGCATATTCGAAAGCTTGGATGGGATGTAATTTTCATCGTTCAAGACATTTCGATTGTTGATAAGCAAGCGCGTCTCGCACTGGCAGAACACACCGTGTTTTGTCGTCGTTTAGACCGCCTTCAAGTGCCTATCATCTCGACTGCAGTATCCGTTCTGACACTCGGCCAACTCAAGTTGAAAATGCCTAAGCTGCACGTTGGCATTGTGAAGTATGGTGACAATGCGAACTCGCTCACCGTTGAGAAATGGATGCTTTGGGGCACGGACTTATACAGCTCTTACGACACTAAGCAGATGTTTAGAAACAACTATGAGGACGGCGTTTATTCAGTATTGCCGCCCTACTATACCCACGGACGTTACACTGTCCCGTATACGTTGAGAAATATCATGCGCATTACGAAAATCTATCTCCGTAAATACTCTCGATTCAGTGTATTTGCGGCAGGTGTCGCCGTCTCGTTTGCGGTGTTCACCTTAGTTGGCACGCCGAACATGTCGACGGAACCCGAAACGACTCGAACGGCGGTGCCTCGCGAGTCATTGAGTGACTTGCTCGACGGCTATCGAATCGAATCTTCAATGAATCCCCCAAACGTTGCCCCGTCTTTTGTGCTGGTTAAGGACGATGTGCGTCTATCGTCGTCGCAACTATACGCAAAGGGCTTTACGGCTCAATCTAACGGCTCTTGCTCCATTACGGTTAGCGGCAACGGTCAATCATTCAAAGTCATGTGCTAGGGAATAAGGTGCGCTTTATGTCATGGATAATCGCAAAACTCACTGCTTTTCTTTCAAAAAAACAAAAAGAATTTTATTGCGCCGGAGGCTCACTGTTTGCGCGCACATTACTTACCATGCGCTGTGGTAAAGTTGAGAAACAAACTACGGCTTGTTCCAACTTTTCCACATCCAGCATTACTGCCTTTCTGCTCGCGTGCACCCTGCTCAGCTCGCCTGCTTTTGCCGCAAGCTCTGCGCCTTTTGAGGCAAAGAACACACCGATTGGAGACTTTGCATCGTGGTTCTCAGTTCACACTGGAAACACAGTTGTGCTCGGTCATGGTGTCACTGGTGAGGTCAGTTTTACCGCGCCGGATTTGAAAGATGAGGACTATCCAGCCTTTTTCCTTTCGGTACTTCGTGCGCACGGTTACGAGCTTACGCATGACCACGGCGTTTTTACCATTATTGCCGACGCGAACAAGGTAGAGACGTTCGAACCCTCTCAAGTAAAGCTGTACTTCTTTGAGAATGTTCGAAATACCAAGGTCGTTGATTTGATTTCCTCGATGCTTGCTGCAACGCAGAATCAAACACTGAACAACAAAGCAATTAAGAGCTACAAGGTTGAAGTGCTACCGACCACAAACAGCATTATCGTGACTGGCTCTGAAAACCAGTTGAAGCACATTGATGTGCTCATCAAAGGGATTGATAGACCACAAAAGCAAGTCTTTATCGAGGCGGTAATTACCGAAACTGAGCTAGGTGATTCTCAGGAAGTCGGTGTAAATATGGACTTAGCACTGAGTGAGGCTGGCTTTGTTTCACAGCCTACAGCAATAAAGAAAGCCGTTGATAACCTGCTGTTCTATGAGGGCGGCGATTTTAACGCGCTGATTAAAGCCGTGTCTAAGAATCAAAATACCAAGCTCCTATCACGTCCAAACATGTTCATTATGGACAGGGAGCGCGGTTACATCACGGTTGGTCAGAACGTGCCTTTTCTCACTTCGTCTGAGGTGACAGACGGCGGTAATCGAGTCCAGCAAATTGAACGTAAGGATGTTGGCGTGTCACTTGAAGTGGTACCTCATGTGATTGGTGATCATGTTGTATTGCAGATAATGCAAAAATCCGACTCGGTGACGGATTCCTCTATCGCATCTGACATCATCACCAATACGCGAACACTTCAAACGGTGGTCAAGGTTAAAGATCGCCAAACGATCTCTTTAGGTGGCTTGATTTCCCAAGAGCAGCGTAACTCGGTAAGCGGTGTGCCGGTCTTAATGGATGTGCCTTTACTTGGCGCTCTATTCCGGTCAGAAAAGACTAATACGGTAGATAAAGAACTTAAAGTAACGATAAGAACCACGATACTTTGAGTTAAAAGAAAAGCCGAACAATTGCTGTTCGGCTCTGCTTTAGCTGTACTGTAATACGCTTTCCAATTCTCTACACTTTATTATCGTGTCACGTTCTAACACGGTTGCGATATGTGTTTTGTCATAAGAGCTTCTAGCTTCAAACCGAAGCAACGGATGGTGTCCGTTAAGTGCATTATTTACGTATATATCTCGCTCTTGTCTCTTCTTCTGCCTATGAGAGGAATCATCCAGCTCTATGACCGCCAATACTTTTGTATCTCTATCCGTTATCACATAGTCCATTCTTTTAGCCCATGTTCGAGAGTTGTCTTTAAAGTTGGTAGGTTGAACCAACGCCATTAAAGAGACCTGACTATGAATGACATATTCTTCCGGTAGAAGCTCCTGCAACACTTTATAGAATCTGCGCTCTGTCTTGGTGGCCAAGTATGTACTTTTCTTGTGAGGTACAGAATTAGTCTTATTGCCAGTGTTTGGCAGAGGTACTTTGACTATCTTTGGGTTCTTTTCTACAACTTTTGGTTCAAAAGAATGCACGCTGTTGGGTCTTCTAACTGCTGCGCCTTGTTCCCATTCGTTAAGCCTGCGTTTAGGTTTCTTACCCTTCTTTGTGAATAGATACACAATGCACGCTAAGGATATAAGTATCAGTAATTCAGGCACTTTCTGTTCCTTACTCATAAAAATATGCGCATGGTAGTATATCTATTTTGTTTGCGAGATAAAGATCTGATTATAGCCAGCCTAGTGCTTGCGGAAAAGTTATACAGTTACATCATTTTGTATGTTGAAATTTGTGTTCTATAATACACCTCCAAGCATATGGCATTGTTGCATAAACTATAGGTGTAAGGGCTAAAAGTGAGTACGAGTGTAATTTCCAATGATGAAACAGATGACGAAACTACAATTCTGACGATACCGGTTAATAAAAATGATCTAGGGGGCTTTATTAGTGACCTGTTGGGTCAGAAGCAATCTCTTGAACGAACCTATGACGCAGAGTTTGAGATTGATCATTCATGGCTTATGAATTTACATGAAATGATAGATCAGAGAATTTCACAGCAAGCTAACTCTCATTTCATTAACTTTACTGCTGTTGTATACTTTAAAGGTGGGTTTAAACGTACAATTACAACAATTGAAGCGTTTAAAGCTTATCATGAGACAAAGCGTGAAATATCAAACGGAATTAAAATCGTTTGGGAATATCTAGTTCATTTCCCTAATCGCGCTCACCCAGAAAAGCAACAGATCTCATTTACAGCGTTATTGTTAGACCGTCCAGCATACTTATCGAGAAAAAGGTCAGGGATTTTTTCAAAGATTTATGATGAATTAAATTCTTTCGATAAAAAATCAATGATAAATATTCAAATCGATCACACGGAAAGAACGTGGGGTGATGATATTGAAAATATTATTTCTACAAGTATTTTAGATGCAACAAAGTCATCTAGCATAGGTTCTATAGTAGCCCAGTTCTCTCGAGTTGTAATGGCTATCGTTTTATTGGTAGGGCTTACCTTTTACCCTCTATATTCTGCTATTGTTGAACCAGCCGAATCAATATCTTATTTACAAGCTGATTTTTCTGAACTTAAAGAAATAAAGAACTATACCAGTGAAGTTTTAGATAAGAAAATCGATTTAATATTTGAAGCGGTGACAATTATCGAACAAAATAAAGCATCAAAGTTAATAAGTTTTCTTGGAGCATCTTTTGTTACTCCGTTTTTAACTCTTTTGTTTCTTGTAATTACAAGGCCTGAGCAGCAATCACATATTTTACTTTCCCCCGGAGCTGTTAAGCAAAAGGAAAAAGTCGACTGTAAAAATAAAAACAAGTTCATTGTTGTATTAGTAACTTATGCTTTTACTATATTAGCGGGAGTTATTTCTAATTATGGTTTTCAATTTTTGAATGGATAAAATTAAATATAAAGGCTCTTAATAGAGCCTTTATATTTTCACATGATTCTTTTCAAAGCCCTGGCATATTTAAGAATTAGGCCTGCTGCTTCTAAATCGGTCAAAGCTCCAATCTCCAATAGCGCGATTCCTGTTAAAATCTGTTGGGCTGTAACAAGCTGCCCTGTTGGAAGTTCTAATCTATCGTAATGCATTTTAAAGTGGTCCCATTGCTCAGATGGGCTTAGTTCCCTTCCTTTTGCCATTCTCATGAGTCGTTTACACTCGGGAGGAATGGCTTTCCCCTTATCCCATTCTTTGACCGTTCTCACAGTTTTCAAACAAAGTTCAGCAGCTTGCTCGACGGATAAACCACATTCAAATTCACGAAAAATATAGTTTTTAGTCATTTCGTGATACTTCATTGAATAGTCCCTCAAAAGAGAGACATTTTATAGGACTAGCATATGCAATCGCATTCAACATAAGCAGATATAATGCGCACTAAGGCTGTAAGGTTATTAAAAGCTTCTGAGTTAATCCTTTTAAGTTCCCCATTAGATAACATCTCAAAATCAAGTTAATAAATTGAATTTTGGGCGGTCTTGCCAGATTCGCTATTTCAGTGAGATGATTGAAAACGACGAGATTCTTATCTCGTAAATAAAAAAGCCCCGAGCTGCAACTCAGGGCTTTCATTCTTCACAATAAGGAGACCTTATGGATCCGGATACGCTCCAAGGTGTTGCAGCTATTATTGGTTCACTAGCAACACTAATCCTTGCGCTTAAGAGCAAGCGCTAAACCTCCAATCCTCTGAGGTGATCACACTCACTTCAGAGGTTTTGGACCAAAAAAGTCCAAATTCAAATCAAGTGTAAGTAAGCTTACATATCAAGTCAACAACACTTACCATTGAAGCCCTGTGTGAACGTTCCAAAGATTTACTGCATACATGTTCCGCTCAGTGTCTTCCCAAGTAACCTGATAAACGCGTCACCCAAAACCTCAAATTGAATACGTCAATTTTATTGAACTTTGTTGAGCAAGGTGTGGGATTAGGCGTAATACCCAACTACTTATTAAAAGACAGTAGTCATCAAGAACTTTTAAAAGTTACCCATATATTCAGCACAGAAAAGTCAATGTATGTCGCCTACCCCTATCAAAATCCATTACCGAGAAAGCTGGTCGAAATTTCATCTTTCATAAGGTTAGAGCTCACAGCGATCTTAGGGAAAAGTAACTATAATTACGGAGTCACATCCAGTTGGACTTACTCATTTGAGGTCTGCCGAAAAATGACAAATAACATTCAAAAACAAAGTTAATTTGTAACAAATTATGTTAACGATATTGTCAATTCAATTATCTCAATAGAGGAATGATGCTTTGCGTCACAGAGATCGTGGTAAAACATATCCTCGGAAATGCTTCTAATGAATGCATATCACGTTAAATAGTGCATCAATTGACTTTGACTAAAACATAAATCTAGTACAGCCCAATAATCAATTGATTTCATAATCTGCGAGCGGTATGGTGTTTGTGACCCCCATAAAAAACAAGGATATTGGCTATGGATAAATTACTGGCGTCCGCTTTAGAAATTAAACAGCGCACCATGGTTACTGGCCTTTTTGCAAAGAACGGGTTCAAAATCGCCATGACAGATTTTGACGATGTTACTTTTGAGCGAGAAGGCGTCCAAGTTAACGTACATTTTGACACGGCTTCAAATGCTGAATCCGTTTCTGTTTTGTCCAAAAAGCCATTCTCGTTAACTCGATA